TGTTCAACTTTGGAAATCTCCACTTGTTCAAATCCGTCGTGAGCATTGTTGAGTTGCTCAATCAGTTTATGGAACTCGGTGGTCCCGCCTCTTGTGTGGAATGCGGCTGCTAGGTTATTAGTCGTGACGACTTCAAAGTTCTCACCCTTGTTGGCTCCTCGAGCAATAACCACATCGTACATTTGATTAGTTAGCTCGAATGAATAGCTACAGTATTTTGAACTGTTAGGAGATACTGGATTGAATTTGAGATGGCTGATAGCACCTCCGAATGTCTTCTCCAGAATACCTTTAAGATCCGCCTTCAGTTTGTCTGAGGTGTCATCGTGTTTGTTGATGAGCTGGAGGCGATACTCCCTCATGTTCTTAATGTTCTTGCCGGGCTTACCGCCAATCGCTTTCGGGCCTACTTGAAAATTATAGGCCTTGACTGCTTCTGTCAGCGCTGCTCCTACTACTTTGTAGTCCATTGAGTCCCCTTAATTCATGTGGTATTTATCGTCCATAAAAAGCAAAGCCCGCCAGAACAATCTAGCGGGCTTCACAAGTGTGTTTTGGAAGGTCTATTAACCTGCGAGATATTGCGCAGTGGACTGGGCAGCGATCTCTTCCAGCTGCTGAACCTCTTCAGGGCTAGCATGCTTGCGGAAGATGCTGACCAGGGTCTCGGCAATGCCGGAGGGGTCAGTCACGCTGGCTTGGCGGAAAGCGTCCAGAAAGAGGTCGGTGGTGACGACCTGGGTGTTCTGGCCGTCGTTAAGAATGAGTTGGCTCATGGATGCTCCTACAAATCAAGACTGTCCGGAAAGACAGCGTAGTGGGTTGGGATAAAGAAAGGTCCGTACCACGGAGTGGTAGTCAGGGCCCAGGCTTCGTCAAGAGAATCCCAGTACCCTACGGTTCTGACGTTTTGGCGGGGAAACATCTCGTCCCCATCGCCGGTAAGCGTGGAACGATCTAGCGCTCCACGGAGAAGAAGAACTCCGGCGTTCTTTGGGTCTCGGCCGTCTTCAAGCGGCATCTCGATTGGAATCCATCTCATTTTTCAAACTCCGAAAGAAGCATCTGATACGTAGCATTGTAGAAGCCTACAAACATACGTACGACAAGAAGGATCAAAGATTTGATCGCCCAATAGACTAGTCAGGGGAGCCACCAGATGGCTCTACCCAATATGGCCTGACGTTCAGCAAGGTCTGGTCGGTATGCGGCATCTCGCTCTATCGTCCAAACGAATAATGCTACAACACCGTATAGAGTGGCGACCGCCAGTATCATGGGGAGCCAGATCAAAGGACTTCATCCTTGATCAGCGTAACAATGCCGCGAACTAGAGAGCGGCATACAGCGTATAGCACGCATAGCGGCCATAGGACCGCAAAAGCAAAGGCCTTATCAACGGGCCACGGATCTCGCCATCGATGCGCTTTGGCACCAAAGAACATGAGGCCGCCGATCAGATACGCAAACACCCCATACACTGCAAATACAAGTAGGCCTACATTCAATACACACCTCCATCCATGTCCCAGACACGGCCGTTGTAGCTGATCCGAGCGAAAGGCGTCTTGCCTTCGCAGAGGATTCCATCGGGCCAAGTCGAGGCGCCTTCACCGGAGGCCGACCGTTCGGCCTCAAAAATCTTGACGGCTTCTTCCACGTTGTGAACCAGATGCGTGGTCCGACCAATTTCGAGGAACATAATCTCTCTCCAGGTTATATTCCTATATTACGATACCAGCATATTATGTACATCGCTAAATACGAAAATAGCGGCCGAAGCCGCTATTTCTTTGATACGTGAGCGAGTGGAACCTCCACCATTGTTCTCGCCACTTCCTTAGTTCAAAACTCTTGCCTCTAGCCCGAGGGCTGGACACGTATCATGTGTGCACTTATTTATACCCCAGAGCCCAGTTTTTTGGGATTAAAGTTTCGTTATTTAACGAACCAACACCGGGCCCGTATGCAGGAAGAAATCAGGCGTGTTTCCATCAAAGGCGCCACCAAGATTGAGGAACTTTTTCATGGCGTGTGCAGTATCTTGATGGTTATGAGAACTGATGACTTGCTTGGTGTTGTTCTCGAAGACATCGAAGACTCCGTCATTCTCGTGAATCACAGAATAGTTGATAGGGTTACGGGCCATTACTTGAAATCTCCAAACTTGTTAGCGAACTTGCTCTTAGGTTTCTTCCGGTCGAAGTCCTGTTGACCGAACTCAGTCTTATCCATCAAAGGCTTATCCTCTGTGTTGGCCTCATCTTGGTCAATATCAAACAACCTCATCTTAGATTTGTCAACCCCGACCACGAACCTCTTGTAGAAGTTGATGTCGTTGTAACGGTTCTTCAGTTGCTTGAACATAATCTGACCAAGCTCGGCCAGTTGTTCTGACTGAGACATAGCAATCATGAAGTCGGCCGTAGCTGGCAGACCGAATGACTCAGATGTGTCTGTTAGTTCAGGGTCGGAGCTGGCGAAGCCAGTACGATTGATCTGAGTAGCCGTGATGATCGGAACGTTGAACTCAACAGCCAGACCACGAAGTTCCTCAGCGATGGCCTTGATCATCGTATAGGAGTTGACGTTAGAACCAGCCTTGATACGCGAGCTGGTGCAGATGTTCAGGTAGTCGATATAGATGACGTCCGGAACAAAGTTCCGCTTCATCTTCAGTTCGTTCAGCAGGTGCCGGAAGTTGGCCGAACCGGCCGAGGCCGTAGGATACTCCTTGACAACAAGCTTGCCGACAGTCTTGGACTTGATACGTGCGATCTTACGGTCGAACGTCTCCTTGTCCATGAGGAGCATCTCCTGAATAGGAGTGTTCATCAAGTTGGCATCGATACGCTCGGCGATCTTCTCCTCAGACATCTCCATCGTGATGTAGAGGACGTTTTTGCCGAGCATCAGGTTGGCCGCAGCCATGTGACACATGGCCAGAGACTTACCGACGCCCGTACCGGCCAAGAGGACTGACAAGGACTTCGGAGGCAGACCACCGCCTGTGATCTTGTTCAGCAGTTCAATGTCGAACGGCAGCCTTGAGTCATGACGGTGATAGAACTCAAAGCGTTCATCCGCATCCTCAATGAAGTCGTGGCCGATCTGGGAGTCAAACGAAATACCCAAAGCGTCTTGCAGGATCTTAGGAATAGCAGACCTAGGAATCTGAGTCTGATTGTCATCCATGATCTTGATAGACTCTAGGACAGCGTTGTAGAGTGCCTTGTCTTGACAGAACTTCTCGGTGTTATCCACCAACCAGTTCATGTTAGTCATAGCATCGGGCGCTAGTCCATCAATCGTCTTTTCAACGTTTGAGTAAACATCTCCTGAGATGCTGTCTTTGAGTTGCAGGTCTACTTTAAGAGCTTCCTTAGATGGGGCTCTATTGTATTTGTTAATGTAATCGTGAATCAGCTCGAAGATTACTTTGTCGGACGTATCCGAGAAGTAATCCCTCTGGATGAACGGAAACACCTTACGCAGGTAATCTTCGTTCGAAACCAGGTTGCTGAATATGACGTGTTCTAGCTTCATTTTGTCCTTTGAATGGAATAGGTAGTACGAGGACGAACCTGCAAGCCGTATTGCTCAAGGAGAGCACAAACCTCTTCATACACTTGGCTTGGAATCATGTCGAAGGTGACTTCTTGTGCAGCAGATGACACCCTGTCCATTGATGTGGCGTACACAGTTGCTGGTTCACTCTTTCGTACAATCTCAAGAGTCTCGGTCAGCGTAACTTTGAAAGGCTTATGACCTTTCCCAACTGCTAGTTTCTTCAGGCTGTCGCCCGAGGCTAGGATGCGACCTAGATCCTCGGGCTTAACATGGGCAGCCTTACCCCACGACTCCTCCGTCCGGTTGAACGCCTCGAACATCATCATCTCCATCATCAAGGTTAAAGTGAGGATCCGCCTCACCATCATCAGTGTCGCCGTACGAGAACTTACGCTTGGCTGCATCTTCCAGCCTTGCCATGATCTCTGGGGTGTAGTACTTTTCAGGATTGTCGTTGATCTCCTTGCCAAAGACCTTGCGGCCATCTGGCAGTTCAAAGCGGGTCGAAACCTTCTTGAAGATCTTGAACTCTTCTGCCAAGTCTAGCAGACCGTAGAAACGGTCGAGACCAGTCTTGTAGCTGAGACGCAGACGAACCTCGGAGTTTTCCTTCGAGAGACGGCTCTTCAGCATCTTGACCCTGATGAAGTTACCGACAACCTCAGTACCGTCCTTGTCCTTGGCCTTGCCGAGAACTGCGATAGAGGATGCCGAGTATTTCAGACCGGAACCACCGGCCACTTCATTGGTGGGATACATGGAACCCATTGCAGCATACACGTGGTTCGTTACAACCATAGGAATGCCGGCTCGGGCTAGTTTGAGGGTGAGAATACGG